CCCAGTAAGAGTACCCGTCAGAAAGTCTAGAGTGAACGTAGGGGCTCCCTGACTTATCCACGCCCAGATGTTGCTATTCAACCCAGTAAGAGTGCCCGTCAGAAAGTCTAGAGTGAATGTAGGGACTCCCTGACTTATCCACGCCCAGATGTTGCTAATCAACCCTACTAACGTGCCTGTAGCAAAGTTGATGGTCAGGTTATATCCCTTGGCAATACCATCTGTGACCGCCTTTATAGCAGTATCAAAGGCTTCCTGGGTAATCTCCCCGAGGCTCACAACAACATTGAATGGGGCATCAATCAACGTGCGGATAGCCCCTATGGTCTTGTCCCATGCAGTCTCAAACACATCCAGCACATCTGCGCCGAATGATTTCAGGGGACCACCAATCGTATCTATGATACCAGTGACAACATCAACGAATGCCTCCAACAAGGCACGCACTGTCCACGTCATCCCAAGCCACCCTAATTTGAACACATCCAGGACGCCACCTATGAAATCCTTTAATACACCGCCGATATCACCTAGCACATCACCGATAATGCCGAATAGATTCAACATGGCATCTCGTATATTGAAAGCATTCGTTCCGAAGGCTACCGCCAACCCCGCTAAGGGACCCAGTGTGAAAGTGGCAATGATTGTCGCTATCTCTTTCCAGTGGTCTTGGAAGAAGTCCTTGAACTTGTCCAGTCCAACTCTTACGGAATCCAGTGTGATAGAGAAGGCACTCTTCATCCCTTCCCAGATTTCTTTCCAGTGAAGCGCAAAGGCTATCAGTGCTCCCAGTGGCCCCAGAAGGGCCAGTACAAGTAGTCCCCACTTGGAACGCATGAAGTCCATGATCTCGCCCCACTTCTTCCAGATGACGATGCCAAGGGCAACGGCAGCAGCGATAGCCAGTACCGTGAGGGTTACAGGCCAGATAGCCACTGACAACGCGCCAAAGGCCACCGTCAAGACTCCAACCCCAGCTGAGATAGCAGGGACCAGACTCAGCAGAATTAGTATGGGGCCAGCAATGGCAGCAAAGGCAACAGCTGCCACACCTACTATGGCTATGACCTTGAGTATGGTGGGGTTGACGTTCTGGAGCATACGGGCAAATCTTTCTACTGCTGTAGCAACCTTCTCCACAATGGGAAGAAGAGCCCCCCCCATTATCTGCGCCACATCTCCGAGTCGGTTCCGCATCTGAGTCATAGGGTCTGCGGCGGCCTCAGCCTGGCCAGCCGTAACGCCCATAACCACATTTAGTCGTTCCATAAATGTTGCACTTGAATCAACAGAGACCCCTACCGCATCAGATGTGTTGGCAAGACCAGCGAGAAACTTGCTCATGGTCTCCGCCACGGTAGTAGCATCACGAGTTGAGAAGGCAGCAGCATCAAGAACCGCAGGTAATGCCTTTAGTGCTTTTTGCTCATCACCAAGCACACCAATGAGTCGGGTCAAGACCTCTCGTTGCTTCTCGTCCCCGAAATTGGTTTTTCTTTGGAGAGCTTCAATGGTCCCCTCGACACTCTGCTTGACGGCATCATAGGACGTGCCAACGTTCTGCAACGCCTGGTCAAGCTGGCGTATACCTATCTCCTGGTCTTGGGCGGACTTTATCATACCGGCAAAAGCAAGGGTGCCAGCCGCCCCGAACGCAGACAGGGCTACACCAGCACCACGTAGCTGGCCTTTCATCTTGTCCAGACGCGCAGCAACGCCACTGAAGGCCCGCTGCGACCTATCAATGGCATCGATGACTACCTGTAATTTTGCATCAGCCACGTTCAGCCCTGCTCTTTTCGTATTCAGCCTGAGTATTAAGAAGCAGCATCATGTTAGATACCACATCATCAGGCATGTCCTCATACTCTTGCCAGGAAGGACCTGTCTTGAGCAGGAACGCCGCTTCTGCTAGTTCCCCGATTGCTGGACCATCTCCGGAAGCCCAGATTGCAGCGTCCCGTTCAAGTTTTTTTGAGCCTCCTCGGTCCGTGATGCATTATAGTGCTTATGCATCCACGCAAGGACAATATCGGTGTGCTCATCAAACCGCTCAGATATTGTCGCCTCCGTGATCTCGTCGGCGTAACTCCATGCCACTGTCCCGACAAGGAGCATCATGTCATCCTCGTCAGGGTTACTTGGAGTACGTTGCCCATCATCTGAGTTGGGGTCCGTGGCCATCGCTCGCAATTCCTCAATGGCCATCCCTTCGGCCTTCAGTACCCCCATGTATGAGAATGCAGCCCTCTGCACACGCGTGTCTATCTTCCGCCGGTCGCCCCTAGTAAGACGTAACTTGACATCCCACCAGGAATCGTCTGGCGTGGTAAGCCGTTCAGTATCCATGTCCCCCCTAATTAGCGCCTATCGTTATCGTCCCATCTTTGACCAGACGCACTTCATATTCAACTCGGCCCTTGACCTCAGCGCCAGGCTTGTACGACTTGACGAACATTTCAGCACTAATCTTCCTTGCCCCTGAAGCAGTCCCAACGGGATTATATTCAAAGGTCAGATTAGTTCCTACCGCAGTCGCAAATATAGCATCAGGCCCAGTGGTTGCCGTGTCGTCGAAGGCACCGCGCAGCCCAATCTCGCTCGCAAGCTCTATGCCAGCTATGACCCTCTCGGCTGCGTCGTCGAAGTGGGTAACGTCCAACTGGTCAACCTCTTTCCCGAATGCATCCATCGAATCCACATAGCTGGTGAAGGCAGTCAGAGCCCCGCCTGCTGATGCGTCAATCCTGACAACAGTATTGCCAGCCACCTTGTAAGTTGCCATGTTACGTCACCTCCTCGATAACATCGTCTGCTAAGAGAAACGCTATATCCACGTTGTCTTTGTATGTCGCACTGGATAGATCAACTGAATCAAATGTGCCCCCCGCATTGAACTGCTTGAAGTCCGCCGTAATGGGAACTCCATTCGTCTTTCGGACTGGCTCGAAGGTAAATGAACGCCCTGGTTTCACCCTATATATTGGCATCACGGCCTCTCATACATTGTTACGGCGTTTATTGTCCCTGTGCTAGTACCACCTATACCAACCTTGAAGCGGACATATCTATTCAGAGTGCCCGTAAACTCGGTCTTCTTGGAGCCAGTCGCAGTAAAAGCATCCTGTACCTTGTTGGCCCAGGTGGATGCGTTGGCACTGTGGTCCAGATTGGTTGTAAGCGTCCCGGTCCCACCTGCTGAGAACAGCAAGATGTGACTGAAAAAATGACCTGTGCCCGTGCTTAATGCGCTGTCATCCACTGACCCACTATTCAGCGTGTCGTTAGGGGTCCCATCAAGGCTTAAGGCAGAGCCGAAATGCTTGCAGACAGAAACGGTCCCATCAGGAATAAACTCAGCTTCTGCCCGCACGAGCTCGCCGATGTTCGCAACTGGCTTGGCTGATTTGCTCAACACCTCAGCCGCATACGCCCTGTCCCCTGTAGTCGTGCCGATGAACATGCTCACCACTTCGCCGGTCGTGCCCACTATCGTCCCTAGCATAGAGTCGTAGCTTTTCGAGCCATCCGCAAACCACCCGGCCCATTCTATGGAATCAGAGCGAAGCCCTGCTTGAATCGCCTCCGCAGCATCGCCAAAGGCAGTCTTGTCTAAGGCAGCCGCTTCCAGTGTGACACTGGCCCTGGTGGTGCTGGTGCCAGGATCATAGCCACCGGCATAGAACCTGACCTCGTTGCTCCATATATTAGCCACCCTTCCACCTCCTCTCTATTTCTCTTGCGGCGGCGCCAAGGAACCCTTTGATTGCCCCAGCGCTGGACTCCAAAGCTGGCTTCAAGAACGCCCTGGCACGGGTGCCTCTTCTCGCTATAGCCTGGGCCACCAGAAACGCCCCTGAGCGGCCCGCAGGGAAGCCGTGCCGCCGAGCCCAGGGTTGCATAGCATCTAGGGGCGGGAAGTGCGGATCGGTGCCAAATTCCACATACGGCGCATACTCTACGTTTGAACCAATGAACACCTGGTGCTCCGCTACCCGAGATGTGATGGATGAGCGCAAACGCCCAGTATCCACCGGGGCGTTCTCTTTGGCTTGCCCCTCGACAGTGAATCCAGATTTCTGCAAGAAGGAGCGTATAGGCCCCATGACCATCTGAGGGTCTTTCAAGGCCCGCCTGATCACATCTGCGTGCTCCATTCTTATTTGAAGCTCTATGGTCATGCTACCGTCTTCGTGTACTCCAGGATTACGTCAAATCCAAAGTAGAACCCGCCTCCGAACCATGCCCTGCGTCCGATATTCTCCACTGAAACCACAAGGGATGTATCCACCTTACCGTCCAGCGTTGCATTATCCTTCAGCGCTTTGATAATGCTCTTGCCCGTCTCGGTAGGGTCAATCATGTCAAACAGTGCCTTCCACCCCTCCGCAGCATCTGCCGATGATACCAGCACGGTTATTCTCATACGACCCTCGAAACTGTTGCCGCCGAAAAACAGAGTCGGATCGAAGGTATCAGGCGTTATCAACGCTGCAGGGAAGTAGTTCACCTGCTCCGGTGGGTGCTCCATTACCTGCAATGCGGGAGTGGTACTCTGCACGTTGGCCTCCAGCACCGTCTTGATCCCAGCAAACACATCGCTAAAGTTGCTCATCTAGTGCAACCTTCGGAACGGGAATAGCAGCTGCTTGACATCTGGGTCCAACCCGCCGCGCCATGTAGTAGTCATCCCTATATCTGGGAACCCTACCTCGCTAGCAAAGCCAGAGTCTTTCCGTTTCCAAATGCGCGATGCCTGGATAATAGTGGCCTCCTGCACCGGCTGGGGATAGATATAGTAATTCACGTCCAACGTCGTCGCGTGAGTGGTGGCCGTACTGCCGTTGACACCACGCTCTACAGTGACCGCCGTCCCACTGGTAGACTTCACATACATCTGCTCACTCTGTACGAGGATAGTCATTCCAGGCTCGATGCCAGCAGTGTCTGCGGTAAAGGTGGTAGTCCCCGATGTGCCTATAGTGCCAGACGTTTTTGCTCCAGTTGTACCAGTGACCTCCCGATATCCCCAAGTACCAACGATCTCGTACCGACGAGGCCCAGCAAGAAAGGCGTCCTGTGTCCCGTTGGACTTGGGACTCACCTGCAAGGCGTTGTAGGGCATCCCCCAGTCGCTGGTGGGGTCAGCATTGTAGGGCATTAAGAAGTAGTCGTTTGCGTTCCAAGTGGTGTCGAAGGTGCCGTCCTGGTTGTTGTCCTCTTTCAGCGACGTGATAGATATCAGGTCAGGAACCAAGAGCAAGGTGCTGTTGTCACCACTGAAATAAAGGGTGTCTGTGCGAGGTTGGAAGGTGGTCTTGGCCCGATTAGCGTAGCGGTCTACCTGTTCAGCGATACCCTCGGTCAATTGACGCAGACGGGTATCATAGGGTGTCCCTGTCCCTAGATTAAGGGCACCTGTGGATTTGAGGGTTTCGAGCGTGACATAGGCATGGGGCATCCATTACACCTCAATCCCTTCAAGGTCGGGGATGCTTGTGGGAGAGAGGGCTGCAGCTGCCTCATCCGCAAGGGTTTGTTTCATCTCAGCAATCAACTCTGTTGATGTCTTTAATTTAGGCTGGCCTTCTGAGTTGGTTTTATACATCTCTTTGTCAGTCCAGGTAAACTCCCTGACTTCCCAGTTGTACTGACAGAAGCCTGAGCCTGGAGGATCATTGACACATCCATCTATGTTGGTCGCAGGGTGTGGGCTCCCGTCCTTGTGTACATATTGAGAGTCATCAGGGTTCAGGCATATTTTGATTATCTTACGGTAGCCGTGGTCGGTAGCTTTGATGATGGTGGGCGGCATGATTACTCCTCTCGGTAGATAATGGCGAATTGAGCGTTAGCCCCAATGTCCACATTTGTAGCCACTGACAAGACTTCGTCAGCGGCCCCAACAGGACCTCCCCCATCGGGGAAATTGGTTTTGTCTGATGGGAGATCCGTGAGGTCTAACAGGAACAAAGCTACAATACTACCAGGGTTAGTTGAGTAGTCGACCCCAGTGCCGAAGTAGAGACCGATGATAGCAGCTGTGGCGCTATTTAGGGTCGCCATAATTGCTATGATGCGTATCTTCTTGCCGCTGGTTGGAGTTATAAGGGTCTCACGGGTCGTTGACGTTGCCCCAGTAGCATCGAAGTCCGCCTTGACCTCACTGGCTCCCGGCATAGCGGCGATGGGGCTCAGTGCGTTATTGTCTTTGTAGAGCTCGACAATCTGGTTGCCTTCGGGGGTGGACCGGAAGACACGCCGATCCCCTTCAGCAGCAGCAGCAGGGCTTGTGTCGTCTACATCGCCTCCTATTGGCAGTGGATTGCCAAGAGCTACACCGTCAGACGCCACAGGCCCGGTCACAACCACTCGGCCAGCAGCATCTAGCAGAATATAGACGTTATCTCCATCGGACACTGCAGGAGCAGTGGCGTTGTACTTCGACCCGACCCGGACTAGCTTATTGTCCGGGTCGGTGCTGCCCACCAGGGCATCATGTACGCCTTCTACTAGCGAGCTCATCTATCGTGTCCTTACTTTTTGTGTGACGCAGTCGCCATGCGATCAACAGGGGGCTCTTCCATTTCCTCAGTTGCGTATGCAAGAGCCCCCTCACTCTTGGGGCAACGGTGTTTGCCCGCTGCCTCATCTTCCTCAAGGATACAGAACTTGTCTGGATGCGCGTCCACCATGTATATGGCCACATCCTCAGGGACTTCCCGCCACATGTCAGGCATGAACCGATAATCGGTTCTCCTGGCGGCGTCTGTGTACCAATGCTCCTTATGAGGGTATAAACGCATGGGTCCCCCTAACTATATTTGGACTATTAAGCCCCCAGGCTACCGGCCCATCACGAAATAGGTGATGGTTACGTTGCCCAACGCAGTTGTAGCCGTCTCGCTGGTCTTGGCAACGATTGAATTGTTGGTCCCACTCCCACCAGGCCCCAGCACCAGCCTGTCAGCGACACCTAACAGGGTGCCCGATGTTCCCACACCAGCTGTGCCAGTCCCGCCCCGGACAGCCACAAGCGCTAGATTGACACTTGTATCCATTGTCCCACCGTTGAAGATGTCGTCATTGGACCCAGTGCCATCATCGCTGACACCCATGTCAAAGGTCCCGGTGCCAGTGGTATGAAAATGCACGGAAAGGTCCTGAATCTGAATGGTGGTGTTTTGCTCAGGATTGGTCCAAGCGAAGAAGCCTGCGTTACCTGTCCCACCGGCTGTGCTCAGAGGCACTATTATCGTTACCGGATGTACTACGAGAGCATTAGCAGACCCCGCAGTGCCAGCTGCGAGCATGTTGCGCAGGGTTTCTCCGCTGGGAGCGTCCCTTTTCAATGTACCTGCCATATCCGTATCCTCCTATTGTCAGTCATCTCTATTTCAGGTTGAGGCCAACTCTTAGGTCACGCTGGATATGTCATACTGAAGGGCGGTGTGGCTCGCACTGGACCGGGTGCCGCTTCGCTCTGTCAGAGCTATCCTCATGCTGGTGTAGAGCGTAGTCTGGCTCTTTCCAGGCTCACGATCAGCCTCAAATGTGATGGGGCGCATTATTCCTATGCGCCACTGGGTCGTGTTCAGGGTAAGCACACGGCCAGTGGTGTTCCCACCGGAGTCAGTCACCTTCCCATCTGTATCTGCCAGCTTCATCTGCTCCGACATAATGTAGGGCGTGCCAAATACACTGGCGAGTTCACCGCTGGAGATAGTAGCGCGTGGCCCCATCTTGTCCACGGTCAAGACCTCGGTGATAATCCGTGAGGCAATATGAGTATTGATGTCGCTGATATGGACCACATCACCACGCCGACCCGGGGCAGTGTATTTGCCCAGTTTGATATCGTTGTTGTTAAACATGGCCGCAGTGGGTGTGCTGCTGTGCGCCTTGGCCTGGCTCGTGTTGTCGATGAGGGGTAGGTGTATCAACCCATCAAAACCCAGAAGCCACTGGGCCTTACCTGCCGTGTCCGTGCCGATAGTGACACCATCAGAGTTGATACCGTTAAGGACTGTGGTATCGCCGTTCAGGATTACATCGTCGATTACCTCTGACGCATTCCGGGCCAAGGTACTCCGAAGCTCCGCTGCCATCGCTATTACAGCGTCCTCTGACAGCTCATCGGAGAACGGGATACCCGCCTTCAGCCCATAGGCCGTGAGAGTAGTCTTGGCAGTAGTTGGTGTGGTAGTCGTGCTCTGCACGTTTTCAGTAGTTGGATACCAGTTCACATCACCAATCTGGGTGCCTATGTCGAAGGGGTTGCTTGGCATTGGCGACTGCGTGAAGAGCGGGAGGACGCGAGCTTCGAGGTTGACATCCATCCACAGTTGGGCTGCCTCAAGGGTAGGCACCAATTCGTCGCCTGCACCAGAGGTAGTGGAATCCATTGCCTTCTGCACCGCCCTGATCATCAGACTCCGCCATTCAGTTAGAGAGTTCCTGAACCGAGACGCACTTTCCATATCCTGGGTCTCACGCACCACGCGCAACTGCTTCAGGCAATGTTCTTCCCACTCAAAGGCACTATCGAAGTTGAAGGATTGCGCTAGTTGGTTCCTGGCAACATCCAACTCCGCAATGGTTGTCTGCTGTACTAAAGTAGGCCGACTGGTTGAACGGTGGCGCAGGACATGTTCCACGATCGCCAGTTCCAGGAAGCCGAGTCCCGCGAACTTACCTTCGCGGACAATCAGACGCCCACTGGAGTCCATCTTGATCAGCTGGCTCCGACGCCATTCATCCAGGCCCTTCATGGCTGCATCCAAGCGTTCTGTAGCACGCTGGACTTCATCATGGACAGGAGCAAGGCCCTCGGCTATCTTATCGGTAGCCCAGGACTTATAGCCCTCCATCTCACTCATCAGTTGTTCTAGCGGCGTCATGGTCATCTCATTCCTCCAAACTCTTCCTTACAGTATCTAGCAGCTTGACGACCTCATCCTCTTGAGGCAGGTCTTCTTCTATGGGCTGAGTTTCAGTGGGATCAGCGTCCTCTTCTACTTTCAGATGAGGTTCTTCTATGGGAGCGGGGTCATCCCTTATAAGCGCCTCCAGAGCATCAGCGGCCTGGCTGATAGTGCTGCGTACATCTACCAGTGCTTGCCTGGTCGCCTTGCTAATTGCGGCTCCCGCCTTCGTTGATATGTTGTCATCAGCGTTACCCCACTTCACAGCCTCAATGCCTTCTGGCACAACGAGGCTGAACTTGCCATCTCCCATCGCCTTTCGTAGCGCCCTGGGGTGCATGGGAACTGAAACCAAGGAGATTTCCAGGAGTTCTTGCTTTGTGAAGTGAAGCCCGTTGCCGTCATCACGGTCTTTGAACTCAAGGGGCTTGAACCCGACACTCTGGGCCCGCATAAAGCCACGCTGATATTTCCCCATGATCGCGGCACCAAGGGGGTCTTCCTCGTCCCACAGAACTGTGTTGAGAAGCTGCTTACCATCCGCCCAGACTTTGCCTGCCCTGGCAATGGGCGGAATGCGATGGTCGTGCCCCAGGAGCATCACCGGATTCTTCTTGTAACTGGATAGCTCCCAGCCCTCAACCGAGATAATGTCACCCATTCTGTCGGCGGTCTCTTCGGAAGCCACAAACACCTGGGGCTGGCCATCCTCGTGGGCCTTCATGTATCCATCGGCCCGGTAAAGCGTCGGAGCATCAGCCGTACCCTTCCGATACGCTTCCAATGCCTCCAGTTCAGCCTCTCGTATCTGTGCTTCTAGTTCAGCGATGTTCTCTAGCATGTGTCCCCCAATAAAAAAGACCGCCCAAGACATACAGTAGAACTATTACTGTATGTTGGGCGGTCTAGCCGCCTAGGACCCCAGCAGATCAGGAGGGAGCCAGGATGGAAAGCAACCGCCTGCGCAGAATTATTATTTCATACGAATTATTCTTCTGTCAATACCCCTAGCAGCAATGATCAACTTTATTCATAAAAGAAGCTCAGGGCGGCTCGCCACTGAGAAGACACCTAGATCAATGGAGGCTAGGTATAATGTCAGATGGTGCCCTGAGCTTCTATCTATAATACTATCAGAGATTGGAGCGCTCAACAAGTCAATGAAAACTAAATTGCATTCCGTCTGGGACGATACACCCTTGGCTCATCCCAGTCTCTACTCTGGCAATTGGGACAAACTTTGGGCCCTCTTGGACCTGTAGTCCTGTGAGAGATCCATGCATGTCCGCATCTTTCACAGATTAGCAATTCTACCGTTATTCGTGCCATTTTCGCCCCCATTTATATTTCTGCAATAGCATGTAGCTCTTCACAGCAATCACACTCTACTGCCCATACCTCCTTGATCTCGAATTGCTCACATTCCGCGCAGGACATGTCATCAATCCGTTGAGCGAACCTGTTACAGTTAGGACATTGATGGTTTCCGTTTGCGGATGAGCTCCTGTTGAACAAGGTCCCGCACTCGCCACACTCATAGAGAGGGCCACCCTCTTCTGTCTTGATTGCAGAACAATCTTGGCATTGATACGCCCTTATGGGCGTAATAACAGGGGGCTGTGACTCTGCTGTCTTCTTGAGCAACATAT